GCTGGTGTGGCTCAATGGCAGAGCAGCTGATTTGTAATCAGCAGGTTGTTGGTTCGACTCCGATCACCAGCTCCAGTAATTCAACATGAGGTTCAAGATGAAACAGTTGCTAGAAATGGCTACAGTTAGAGGTCGTTATGTAAAAACTGATAAAATTGATTTCAGTTTTTACTTTTCTGACAAAACTGAGTGTAATCATGCAATTCGTGTTAAGGTAAAATGGAATCCTGAAAAGGTTTCTGGTAGCCTTGATGGTTATTTTGAACTTCATGGAGAATATAAATATGTTGCATCAGAAAATGCAGCTGTTAATCCTTCAACAAAGTTAATCAATGATGCAAGAAAATTTTTCAAAAAGTACAAAGTGTTATTTGCAGCTGTTTGGGAAATGAAACTTGAGCCTGATGATCTTGTAGATTATTTTCGTGGGCAAATTGATTTAATTGAGTTGATTGATAAATTTGAAAATATTGATCCTTCGTCACAAATGAGATTGTTACAAGTTACTACTGTTGAGCAGTTAACCTCAATTGTTACTGATTACAATATTTTCAACATGAACAATTAAACACGGAAGATTATCGAAGCGATATGTATATTTGTAAATATTGCGGTCGAGAGTGTAAAAATATAAATGGATTACATAAACATGAAAGACACTGTAAACAAAATCCAAATTATATTGCTCAGCCCACACCAGTCAATTATTTTCAAAAACTATATTGTAAATATTGTTCAAAACAATGTAAAAACATAAATAGCTTAAAAAATCATGAGCGTTTATGTCCTAAAAACTCTGACAGATCAAAATTGGATGTTTGGAAAAACAGCGCCACTCATCTATCGAATCAAGGCTGGGCAAAAGGATTAACTGCACTTACCGATGAGCGCGTTAAACGATCTGCTGAAAACAGCAAACGTGCAATTGCAGAGTTGAGACTTAAATTTCCGGAAAAGTTTACCGGCAAAGCCAGTTCATTTGAGGGTGAGCAAAAAAGACGTGCAAAAATTAGTGAGACACTTCGAAAGAACCCAAATTCAGGAGGATTACGTCCTGGGTCTGGAAGAGGTAAAAAAGGATGGTATAAAGGATTCTTTTGTGATTCTACATATGAACTAGTATACGTTATTTACAATATTGATCATGATATTCTCTTTGGCAAATGTCGAGAACATTATAAATACGAATATAAAGGAAAAATACATCGTTATTATCCAGATTTTGAGTTAGCTGATGGAACGATTGTTGAAATTAAAGGGTATCATTCAAAACTTGTTGATATTAAATCAAGCAGCGTTTTCGATAGACCGATAGTTGTACTTTATGAGAAAGATTTGAAATACGCATTTGATTGGGTGGAACAACATTATACATACAAATGTTTGAGTGATTTATATGAAAAATAAATAATGTATTATAGATGGAAGGTAAATTGGACAGGCGCGCCAAGCTCGTCTTGAAAACGATGCGTTCCGTGATGAGCGGAATGGGTTTCGAATACTCTGCCTTCCGCCAATTACTTAAAAGCTAGTACAGCTTACTTCTATGATGAAATTTTGGGATATTTTTAGTTGTACATTATTTTTAAGTGGTGATTGTAAATTGCACCAAAACTAATTTACCTGTTGTGTTAATAAGCTAGTGGTGCTTACTTCAAATTGTAAATTCTAACAAAAAAGACAGTGCCACAATAAACATCATGATTCATAGCTAATGTTGCTTACTTCATTAAATATAAAATTCTTACATAATAGTAACATGATCAAATGAATCAAACCTCCTCCAAAATGTAATAAGCTAGTACTGCTTACTTCGCTGCAAAGCAATCAACAGTTAATTGATCCAGTAGCACAATATTTATTACAAACAAGAACTATTAAACAACATTTATTTTAAGGAGAAAACTTAACATGGAAAAAATTTATACCAACTACCTGCTCAGCAAGCGTATTTTGGTTTCTGATGTCGACAAGCAAGTTGACTCGAATGAAACCATTGCGCGTGCTCTTTTTTGTCTCTACAATGAATGTGGAGTTGTTGTAAAGCGTGGTAAGGAACTGCTTACAGCGGAAACAGCAAAAAAGCTGCTTGACTTGATGTACGTAAGGGTTCCCGACGCTTTTTATCGTAACTACCCCATGAGTGTCCTCAACATGACTCCTGACCAGTTGCTCATTGATCAGATTATTCATTATACCATTACCTATGGACTGAACGAATTCGATGAAGCGGGACATTCCATCTTTGAGGAAAAACTTACGGAACGTGCTCCTCTCAGAGACGAGGATATTACAATTTCTTATTGGAGTGTTCTTACGGAGGAACAAGCTCATGATGTTATCAAGGTGTGTGCAATGGATCTCCTCAAGGGCTCCAGACCGTTGAACGTAAATCAGGAAGAGCTTGTTCTTGCTGTTTATAACGATAACACATTTGATAATAACGAAATTTTTAATGTTATCAAATCCAAAAATATTGCAATTCGGATGTTGCTGCTTACTAGAGACTGGGCGTTTACGAAATTTTTGAATCTTGCAGATGTTACAAAGGTCGTTGAAGAGCTTCTTGCAACAGAGTACTACACAAGAACATATGGTGAAAAGGTACCCTCAATCAAGAAACTCAATCTGAAAAACAAGGATCGTAAATTTATCACTCAGGTTTTGGATCGAATCTTGGAGCGTAGAAATATTGAGTACTCTGATTGCTATGAGAAGAAAAAGGTTTGGTGTGGGCTTCTTCATCATATCCATTATGTTCCAAAAAATGAAAATGCAACAGAGTTTGTAAACGCAATGAGAGGTAATGGTACTAATCATTCTGTATTTGCGTACGTAGAGGACATGATTGAAAAAGGAGATCCTGTTACAGCAGCAAAATATCTTGTTGCTAGAAAATCCTCCAGTGCGTTGATTCGAAACCTCAATTATATTCTGAGCAGATGTATCTCACTCGAACAGGTTTCCGGAGTTCTGGATTCTTTGGGCGGTGATTTTAATATTGTTGCAGCAATTCAGCTCTACGAAAAATATAAATATATGGATGATTCTAAGGATGAACAGCGCATCTTCTCCTTTGTGAAGTACAAGCTGAATCGTGTTCACAAAGAAACCGATGAGGAAGTTAAACATCGTAAGAGCTACGTTCCTGCTGTTATTCGTAACAGTGTAACGGAACAGCTTCTCAAGATCATCAAGGAAAAACTTGCTAACACCATTGACAAGAAAATTTACATTGATCCTGCAATGTCTCATTATGCACTTCCCATTAATGAGTCCACTGGTAGCACAGGGCTTGGATATGTGACAATTGGATCTCGTATTCCTCTTGGCAGCAAAAATATTCGTGCCTTTACTTACTGGGAAAAGGTTAATGATATTGATCTTGCTTGTTTTGCGTTGAACGATGATGGATCTAGAAATGAGTTTTCTTGGAGAACAATGCGAAATAACCAGTCTTGTGCTGTAACGTATTCTGGAGATCAAACTTCAGGATATAACGGTGGATCTGAGTTCTTCGATATTAATCTTGTTGAGTTCAAAAAGCAGTATCCGAATGCAAGCTATATTGTTTTTACTAACAATGTTTTCAGTGATAAAAATTTCAGTGAAACAATTTGTACTGCAGGATTTATGCTTCGTAAGGATCTTCAGGCTGGTAAGGTGTTCGAACCCAAAACAGTTGCAACGTCGTACAAAATTACTGCTGATTCAACATTTGCTTATTTGTTTGCAATTGATCTGAAAACAAATGAAATGATTTGGCTCAATCAGGGTGTGGATACTCGTTTACATATTGGAGCCAACGCAGAGATGTCTCAGCTTGAAAAATCATTTAACATTTGCAGGGTGTTCAATGTTTATAATTTCTTCACATGGTGTGCAAATCCTGAAATGATTGTTGAAAAACCGGAAGATGCAGAAATTGTTGTTTCGGACCTTGTAGAGGGTGACAATGTTATTCATGGTTGTGACGCAGAAAAGATTCTTCCGTACATGAACATCTAATCAAAAATCATGAGGGAGTTATTACGGCTCCCTCATTTATTTTATATAAAAACTAAAAATTTTACTATGGAGGATTTATATGGAACAACGAATTCAAGTTGTAGAAAGCTCATATGATGTACGAGATTACAAAATTTGTGCAGAAAAACAATTTCCTGATTCATTTGAACTACCCCTACGTGTAAACATCAAAAATCAAGGATCAAAGCCAACATGTGTCGCTCATGCACTTGCGTCACTTGTTGAGTATCATAATCTGGTTGAAACCAAGGAATACAGAAAATTCAGCACTGAGTTTATTTATGGTACTCGAGACATTGGTTACTACATGAGTGACGGAATGTGTATTCGGAACGCACTAAATACAATCCGTAAATATGGAGACTGCTACTATACAGATTGCCCTGGCAACTCAAACGTAGAAACTGCAATGACAAAAATCAACGAGAACGTTGATGAGTACAGAAACAAAGCATATCCATATCGTATCGGATCATATTATCGTGTTAAAACTCCTGAAGAAATCAAAACTGCACTGATGAATCATGGTCCTGTTGTTATCTCAATGACAACGATGGAAAATGCAAAAATTGTAAATGATTGTTACACATATGCCGAAGATGCTAAAAAGCGTGGACTACATTGTGTTTTGATTGTTGGTTGGAATGACAAAGGATGGATCATTCAGAACTCTTGGGGATCTAATTATGCAGGAGATGGTTACTTCACTCTTACATATGATATCAAAATTAATGAGGCTTGGGGAACAATTGATCAAACAAACGACACGTCGATGTTGAAAACCAAGCCCAGAAACAAATTCATGGATACCATTTACAATTTGATTAACAAGGTTGTAAATTGGTGGTTTTCCAAGAAACGTAAAAAGTCGGAAACAAATTAAAACAAGTTGATAAAAATCATTACCTCCATTATAATTATATTAACTACAATATAATTACATATGGAGGTAATTTTATGGGATGTGATATTCACGTTTGCTGTGAGTACCGACCAAGAGAATCTGTTCGGTCAGGAAACGGCTGGATTGAGAAAAAACTAGATTGGCACACGATGGATGTTTTTCAGAAAAACCTGAAGGGTGAGTATGAACTCCTTCCGCTGTACACTGATCGTTGCTATTCACTGTTTGCAAACCTTGCAGGTGTTCGTAGATATAACGATGAGTTACTAATTGATGACCCAAGAGGGCTTCCTTCTGATATTTGTGAGGACACACGTAAGGAATATGAATCTTGGGGACGCGACGCACACACTTGCAGCTGGTTTACACTATGGGAACTTTGTGACTGGTATAATAAATATGGTAAAATTAAATACCGGGGCTACCTTACTGCACATGACGCTGCGCGGGTAAAACAGGACGATTGGTATCAACCTGATTGTATCTATGGGTCCAATAAGGATGATGCAACATTAATTCTAACAGAATGGGTACATACTAATTATCCATTAAAGGAATTTATTGACAAAATTAAACAGCGAGCTGATGACTTTTATTTTCTGTTTTTGTCTTCCTACAAATCAGCATCGGAAGCAACTATTGAGAAAATGAAGGACGTTCGTGTCGTATTTTGGTTTGATAACTAACGGAGGAATTTTATATGAATTTGTATGACTGGGCTAAAAATGAAATCAAGCTTGCTTGTAATGAGAGATCAAATTGTAATGAATCAGATGAATATTACAAAGCCTGCTGTGAAAGTGCTTTACGAGCATATGATTTTTTACTTGATGATGGTACACATAATTTGGAGGGTGGTAATTACAATAAAATATTGTTTACAGCTCCTCACAATAAATCATATGATACATATAAAAACAATATGTACAGGGCTGATTGTTGGAAGGATGTTTACAATATTATTCATAAACTTCAGGGCAGCCAGAAATGACTGCCCTTCAAGTTGATTATTTTTAACTGTTATATTATAATATGTTTGTAAATAAAAATTATTGGAGTATGTTAAAATGATTTTTGGGAGAAACCGACTAACTGAACAAGCTCGAGCCAGATCAGAAATTATCAAACTGATGTCAGGAGAAGAGCATGACGTATACAAGGAGCATCTGCTAAAATGTGCAATTTATGGTAACTCTACAAATAATCTGTGGCATTGGGCAAACGAAGTTGCTGAAGTTATTGTTAAAATCAATGGTATGAAAGCAAAAACTCCATCCGGAAAACTTCATTCAGAGGACTACCGAGACAACTTGCTTCTGGCTTCAGGAGAGGACCCTGCAGAGTTTGAGGAAAATCTTGAAGCCTTCGCTAGAAAATACAAATATAAATATCCAAAGTTTGAAATTACCCCGGAACTTGTAGATCTTGTTACAGACTTGTTTCAGTTTTTATCATTGGAGTACTCACGAAAAATGAGTTCTACAAAAACTGATATTACAAAGGATGAAGTTAGAAATTCAATTATCCAGTTTCTGGAGTGCAGAGGAGTAGTAAAATGAGACAGTACAAATTTTTTGATGGGTATGTTTGTAAGGGTGATCTTTCCCCGTTTGAAGTAAAAATGATTGAATATAAACATGGTCCTGTAGTTGAAAATCATGGGATTGGAACTACGGTAATTGCAATTTCAGGTCATGCACAAAACGGTAAGGACACATGTGCAAAAATGTTTGAAGAGGAATTTCAGAGACTGAACAAGAAGGTCAAAATCATCCATTATGCAGACCTGCTCAAATTCATGTGTAAAAATTATTTCGGATGGGATGGTAATAAAGATGATGCTGGAAGAACCCTGCTTCAGCGAGTTGGTACAGATGTTGTAAGAACTCAGCGACCTGATTTCTGGGTTGACTTTGTTTTTGATCTGTTGCAGTTATTTCCCGATGAATGGGATTTTGTTATCATTCCTGATACACGGTTCCCGAATGAGGTTTCAGGAGGATCAAAACGAGGTGATCTTGATGTGATTCATGTAAGAGTAAACAGGACAACTCCTGGATGGGTTAGCCCGCTTACAGAAGAACAGCAGCATCATAAGTCTGAAACTGCTTTGGATGATGTTACACCGGATTATTTGATTGAAAATAATACTCTTGAAGACACTCAAAAGCAAGTGAATGAGTTGTGTACCAAATTTGTAAAAATGTACAAGGAGGATTAATTATGAATCTTGATCAGAGTAACGCATTTATGATTCGTAATGATGGAGAGATTTTCAACGTTAGAACTCATCCTTATGGCAATGAGGATATTGAGTATGTTGAAGAGACTCTTGCTGCAGCGGAGTGGCTTTACAATCACACAAGCAAGGATAGTACAAAACTCCTCATTGTAAAATTTATCAAAACGTGGGCAAACTCGCTTGATTATGTAAATGACAAAACGGCTGTTGATAAAATTTATCATGCAATTGATGAAAGACCATATAAATTTTTGAGCAGAGAGTTTGTAAAAGCGCTCGAAAATCATATTTGTGCAACAAAGGGTTATGATGACATTGAAACTCTTAACAAACTAGTTTGCATGGAGTTGAATCAGGAGTTTCTTCGTGCTAGATATGGAGGAATGTACAACACAATTACAGGATCTCGAGAAATGGTTTTCAGAGTTTCATCTGTTGGATTTAATTGGTTTAACATTATCTGGAAGTTTGTCGAGGAAAACAAATCCAAGATTGATTATGTTACTGTTTGTGCTGATGAAGAAAGCACTGGTCGAGAGGCATATTATTACAATCATAATGGAATGATTTTCTACAGAACTCCTGTTGATGACTTTATCATGTTGTCGGGAAATCCGATTGTTGAAAAGCTGAAGAAAAATCCTGTGTATAAAATTTATTTAGCTGAAGGAAAATCTCTTTGCGATGCTTTTTCTTTAAGAAATTATGGTAATGTTGTTTTTCAAAATCAGCTGAGACGGGATAAGGAAATTTTGAAACACTACACACAAATTATGGAAGATTAACAAGTTGATATATTTTAACTGTTATATTATAATATAAGTGTAAAATAAATTTGGAGGATAAATAAAATGTGTGAAGTGATTGAACGTGATGGATTCTTTGGAGATGATTTTAATCATAAAGTGCATCTTGGTAAGTGTTTGCTTCCTGTACAGGTCATGTTTCTTGATGATGCAACACTTGCATATTATCCTTGTGAAGTTATGGCAATTGACAATACAGGTCGTTATCAAATAGTCATTGTTAAAAATGAAACATTTGTTAGCGCACTGTATTATAACGGAGCTCAGCAGATTTACAAGGCAATCGAAGATCCTACAGTTGATGAGTTTCAATTTGATGCAAATGTATCTAATCCTCAGGAACTGTTTGATATCTACGAAAAGATTGTTGAAGAAGCACACAAATAAATCAAGTTGATTATTTCAAATAACTCCATTATAATATAACTGTTAAATAAAATTGTTAGGAGATAGTAAAATGCCTGCAAATGTTGAAACAATGATGTATGTAAGAGAAAAGCCCTGGCACGGAATTGGAACAATGGTTGAAGAAGCTCCAACTTCCGCAGATGCGCTTCATCTTGCTGGACTTGACTGGAATGTTATTTCCAAACCTGTTTTTACTGATGATGGAATTCGTATTCCTGGTTATGTTGCCAACACAAGAGATTCCGACAACAGCGTTCTTGGAATTGTTTCCGATAAATATAAAATTGTTCAGAACGTTGAAGCATTTCAGTTTACAGATAACCTCATTGGTGAAGATGTCCGATATGAAACAGCGGGATCGTTGAGAAACGGCAAAACAATCTTCCTGCTTGCACAGCTTCCGAGGACATCAATTCTTGGAGATGAAATCGCTCCGTATCTGTGTTTCACATCCACTCACGATGGTACAGGTGCAGTTCGTGCACTCATAACTCCGATAAGAATTGTTTGCGCCAATACGTTAAATCTCGCATTGAGCACTGCAAAGAGAACATGGACTTGCAAGCACATGGGTCGAATTGATGATAAACTTCAAGAAGCAACAGAAACACTTCAGCTCGCAAACAAATATATGACGGAACTCAATACCGCAGCAGACAGACTTGCAAACACAAAAGTCACTGATGATGAAATTCACAAGCTGGTTGCAGAAATGTTTCCGATTAACACTGAGGACAATGCAAGAAAAACTGCAAACATGGAAAAAGCAAAACAGGAATTTATGGTTTGCTACTTTATGCCTGACATTTCTCAGTTCCGCAATACAGCCTATGGACTTGTAAATGCTGTTTCTGATTTTATTGCTCACACGTCTCCTCTTCGGTCAACGGAAACATTCAAGGAACGTAATTTTGAGAAAATTGTTAATGGTCATCCTCTTCTTGATGCAGTTGTTGAGCGCTGCGGAGTCAATATTTAATCAACTGAGGTGGCAGGATAAAACTTGCCACCATTTTTATAGTTGATAAAACTGTATCAATATATTATAATAACAACTGTAAATAAATTGTGGAGTAACTTTCTTAAAAATGAGTAGTAAAAATGCATCGGAAGTACGATTTGCACTTTCACACATTGATATTGTGTTTGAAAATGTTGACTTTGTTACAATAAAAACTTCTAACATCGAACAACTATTTATTGAAAACATATCGGAATCAAACTATTTGCATGATCAGTACATTACAAGCAACTTAAAATGTGAACAGCTACATCTTGTGTTGAAAAATCAATGTAAAAATCAAAAAACATATTTTCAAGAAAACTATGAAGAGAATTCGTCTACATTGTTCCCCAGAATGTTAAAATACAACGACATTGTTAACATTGAACTTCACTACAAAAATGGAACACAAGAAACAATTTATGTTCCGTATGATGGTAATGAAGAGAATAAAAATCAAAAAACATACATTGATGAACAGGGCAATCTTGTAGTTGAAATAGTGAAGGAGAGTAATTGTGGCTAACGAATATTCAGCAGACAGTATCAAAGTACTTGACAGCTTACAACATATCAGATTGAGAAAAGGTATGTACATTGGTGATGCAACTGATGCACGTGCTTTGCTTTCAGAAATTTTTGATAATGCAATTGATGAAGTTCAGGCGGGGTTCAGCTCTGAACTTGTTATCAATGTTGACACAAAAAATAATAAATATGAAGTTCGTGACTATGGACGTGGAATTCCTCATGGCAAAAAGAAACTTGCAAATGGAGATGAAAAGGAAGTTCTTGAAGTTCTCCTTACTGTTTCTAACAGTGGTGGTAAATTTGATAACAGCAGCTATAATTATTCCAGTGGCTTAAATGGACTAGGTCTTACTGTTACCAATGCTCTTTCCAATGTTATTGAAATTACTTCTTATCGTAAAGGTAAATTTGTTAAAGCAACTTGCCACGGAACGGATCATGTTGACCTTGAGTATGGTACATCAAAAGAGCATGATGGAACAAATGTAATGTTTATTCCGAATCCGGAGTATTTCAAGCATAAAACAATTCCGATTGATTTTATTCGAGATCGTTGTCGAGTCGCAAGTGCCCTTGGATTCAAATCAAGATTAATTGTAGATGATGTGGAACAAAATGTAAACGCAAGCATCTATGATTTAATGGTTGAAGAAACAACTTCTGTTCATGATTATGTACGAATTGAGCCACTTGAAGTAACAAGCCTCAATGGTGAAAAAATGAAGGTTGCACTGAAGTATACATCTGATACAACCGATCGTTATTTCGGATTTACAAACTTGCTGTGCAATTATCTTGGTGGTACTCATGTACAGGAATTGTCAAAAACAATCATTACAACTTGGAAGGAATTCATTGAGTCTCATAAAAATGTAAAACCTGCAGTTGAACTCAAAAACAATGATTACCTTGTTGGACTCCGTGCAGTCTGCGCAATCTTTATTGCAAAGCCGGAATTCTCTTCGCAAACAAAGGAGAAGCTAGTTGTAAATAAAAAATACCTTGAGGATCTAATGAGCCTGTTTAAGACAAGATTTGCTAGGTATCTTGAAGATAATATTGTTATCGCACAACAGCTTATTAAACGATTCGAGGAATATAGAATCGCTCAAAATAACTTGTTGTCCCGTAAGGAAATCAGTTCGTTGATCAAAATCAACACAGATTCCGATGATAACATTCGTAGAAGATCAATTGTATCCAAACTAGTTGAATGCACTTCTCGTAAAAAAGCAGGAACAGAGTTGTTCATTGTTGAGGGCGATTCTGCAAAGGGCCCATATTTGTTTACACGAAACAAGGAAACTCAAGCAATCCTGCCTCTCAGAGGAAAAATTCTAAACATTACAAATCGTTCCGTTAAGGATGCAGTTAAAAATAATGAAATTTGTGACATTGCAAACAGTATTGGTTGTGGCATTGGCGGGGCTTGTGATGCAAGTAAATCAAGATACTCCAAGATTATTGTAAGTGCAGATGCGGACCCTGATGGACTTCAAATCAACTGTCTTGTTTTGTCAGTATTTATTAACATGTTTCCGGATCTTGTAAAACAGGGAATGGTTTATGTTTCAATGCCTCCTTTGTACTGCTGGGGCAAGGATGAAAAATCATTTGGCTGGTGCAACAAGATTGAAGAGGTACCAAAAAATGTCAAAGAAGTTCACCGATTCAAAGGATTGGGTGAAATGAACGATAACGAGTTAAAATATTTTCTTGTAGACCCTGAAACAAGAAACCTGATGCAGATCCAATTCCCTGCAGACGTGGACGAGTTTAACAAAATTCTTGGTACTTCAGAAGGTAAAAACAATCTTCTCAAAACTCTCGGAATCATTGAAACAAATTGAAGTTGATTATTTAACTGTTTTATTATATAATATTGTTATAAATTAAGCAAGGAGAACATTTGTGTGAATCAGGTTATTGAAAAAGACGCGACTGAACTTGCGAAAGAAAATTACAGAGAATATGGACTTTACGTGGCCCAGGGCCGGGCTTACCCTCAATTAATCGATGGAAGCAAGAGTGTTTATAAACGTGTTATTTATGGAATGTGGCAGAGAGATACTGGAAAAATCGTTAAGGTGTCTGATCTTGCTGCTCAAGCACTTCCTTACCATCCTCATCCCACATCAATTTCTGGAGTTATTGTTCAGCTTGGAGACGGAGGAAACAAACTCAAGCTGATGGATACTCAAGGTAACTGGGGAGATAGCTCAAAGAAAATTGAGGCATCTGCAGATAGATATATTGGTGGTAAAATTTCAGCTCTTGCTAAAAAATTGTTTTGTGAAGCAATTGAATATTGCCCCACGATCAAGGGCGAAATTGACCGGGACGAACCGGAAGCACTTCCTGCTTACTTGCCATTGTGTTTCATCAACGGATCAAGTGGCATTCCTTCTGGGTTGCCTACGTTGAACATTCCCACATTAGACATCATTGGAATGATTGATTATTATATCGATGTTTTAACTCATAAAGATTTGGAGTATAAACCCAAAAAATTTCCGAAGCCAAATCTTGAAATTAACATTCATTCCTCAATTGATGAGTGGAATCATATTCTGGAGACAGGCAAGGGCTCATTAAAAACAGGACCGATCATGTCCATGGAAAACAATGTTATTACAATTACGGGGTTGCCTGCATCAAAAAATGTTGACCATGTAAGAAAAATTATTGAGAAAGAAATCCTACTCGATAAGCTTGATCTTCGTGATGAAACAACAAGAGAATTGTGCATCGTCATTGAGAAAGTTCCGTACAAGCAGGTTGATATGAAGGAAATCTACAAACGGCTTTACACAAAGCTTCAGTCTTCTGAGACCTACAATATGGCATTTTTTGACAAGGACAAAATCTATGTTCCTTGTGGATTTGATAAGGTAGTCAAAGCAAACATTGGTTATTTGATCAAGACTCATAACAATCGAATTACAATTCAGCTTCAGCAATTGAAGGATAAATTGGAAGTTTTGCAAGTAATTGAAAAAATGAAGAAAACAAATTTTGTAAAACAACTTGCTGAAATGGATTATGATGCTGCAGTTCAGTACATTGTTAACAATTACAACTGTTCAGATAATTGTGCAACCAAAGTTTTACAGAAACCCATTTCGTATCTAACAAAGGAACATCATCAAGAAATTGTTGATCTCGAAACGGATATCAAAAATCTTGAAACAGATAAAAATGATATTTACGAGTTTTTGCTGAAACGATACAAAGACTTGAGAACAGAGTTAAACAAGTTGCTTAAAAATAAATTTAAGCCGACAACATTTGTTAAAGCATGACATAAAGCGGTAACAGTTCTGTTACCGCTTTCAAGTTGATAAATTAAACAATAACCATTATAATATAATTGTTAAAATAAACATATGAGAGGAAGAAAATGAGCATTCTTGAGGAACTCAGTAATATTGATGATGAAGCAAGTCTCAACAAATCAGTAACACTCTCAGACGCTCTTAATGGTGTGTTCATGCTTGTTGTTGACGACGCAAGTAAGTATGACATTAACACAGTCGTCAATGAGTTAAACAAAGATTACAAGGATGAGGAACCAATTGAGGAAAATATCTCGAAACGATTCCGAGAGGAAAATAATCATATAATCATTGATCCTTCAGGAATTAAGGAACTCATTGAGAAAATTAAAACATGTAGACATTTTGAGATCAATCAACGTGCAAAAAATAAAAAGTTTATTGAGGAACAGTCATTATCCAGATCCGACATTATAAACATTATAAAACAGTTAACTATTGAGGATTATTCCTATACGTTGAACTCAACAAATAAATATCATGATGGTGCTCAATTAACTGTTTTTGTAACAAACAAAAAATTTCATTTATCCAACAGAACTCTTGACGGAATCGAAATTTATGTAAAAATTGAATACACCGATGTGGGATTTGTTTGTGTTGTTTCTTTTCATGAAGCAGATAAACATGAAAACAATCCTTACAAGAGTTAACAGGAGGTACTATGAGGAAAACCATTGAAGCGTCTTCTCACCGTGCAAGTAAAATCAAGGATCTTCCCAAAATCTATCTTATCGGTTGTTGGGCACATTTCGGTGTACGTGAGTATCCATTTTCAGGTAAATGCACTCCTGAAGGAATTCCTTTGGTGTGGGACTACAACGATTTTAATGGAACACAGGATCTTTACGTTTTAACAAAATTAACAAATGTAACAACGGGATCAATTTTTGCATGGACTACAAGTAGAAGATTGGCGGAAACAACAGCGGAGAGGTTAGAGAAAACTGCAAGCTGGAGTAATAACTGCCCAAGAACAACTTGTGGTAAATGTGTACATTTTGAACATTACAGGAAACCCGTTGAGGATTTTGATGGATTCTGCACTGCTTGTTCTGAAAGACACGAAGTGGATGAGGATGAGTGGTGTTCTAGAGGAGAACCAAAACATGAGTAGAACATTTACAGTTCCGTTTGATTTTGGAGATGATGTGTGGATTATTGAAAAATACGGACATGTCGTATGGTGCTCAAAAGATAAAATTCAGCAAATTTGTTTCAGTTCGAGAAACATCAGCATCAAATGTAGAGACAATAAAGATTTTAACAAAACATATGTTCTAGGCAAACGTGCATTTTTAACAGCTGATGAAGCAACCGCTGCAAAGGAAAAACTTCAGGCTGAAATTAATTCAAGGAGAGATAAATCATGAGTAAATATGTTATTGTTTTTCATTATCCCGCAGGATACACCGCGTTTATTGGAAATGGAAGTTATATTTATTAGTGAGAAAAATATGCAGTCCTTGTTGAAAATTATCAGGAACCAAAACGATACAAAACCAAAGGATCTGCAACAACTGCCGTTAATCGGTTAGTAAAAAGCTGTTCAAATGCTTCACAGGATTACACAATTGAGGAGGTAGAAAATGATGATCTACAGTGTTTCTGATTTATATAATCGGCTGGATGTGATTCCAGAAATTCTTCATTTGCTTAACAGTAAGGAAAACTTCACTCAAACCATTTATGGGTATGAGAAAGTAGAAAAATGGTTTAATGAAAATTCTGAAGCTGATGTTGTTGATTTTGAAATCGGACTTACTGAAACACGAGACGACATTGTTCTGCATTTAACTTACAATATGGAGGAAGAAAATGACTGATTTACGTTACCTTCTTGAAGTTGATTATGAAAGAACATATGACCCTGATGATGATGCCTATCAACGACATTCTACGATTTATGATGAGCATGTTGTTTCTCTTGAACTTGACTCAATCATCAATGAGTTGTTTGAAGATATTGTTGATGAGTCGTATCAGAAATCAAACATTGCTAAATATTGTTTTGATCGTATTTGTCGGATTAACAAGATTTGGGATAAATCAGAATACGAAATTACAACCTGTTTCGGTTACTATGGAGAAGAGGTTGACGAGGTTGTATTCAGCAACGAATATGGAATCAAACATGATTGGGAATACATAAAGGATTTATCTGAGATTGAGCAAATCAAAGCTGTTCTCAAAATGGAATACGGATATGTCCTTCCACAGCTTTTGCCACTTGAAAACGTATCAATCATCAAGATAAAGAAAACTCAGCTTCAGCTTCCCAACAATGAGTACTATCATCGAATGGATCGAGATGTACTTAAATCATACGAAAAATACAAAGGACCTCTTGGTGTTATAATTGATGCAAGTAAGGAACGATACAGACTGATTGATGGAAATCATCGAGTTGCAACAAACGCAGCTGATGAGGCATATTTTATTTATTTGAGTTAAGGAGATAAACAATGAGTTGTTATGTAAGAGAAAAAGTACTCAGAATCCCGTTTGATAAACTTCACAAGGATTGGTTTGGAGCAAATTTTGATCTAACGGATCCTGATTGGAGATATGAGTTAGAATTCAATCCGTTGTTTGATCATTTTACAAAGGATAAAAATTATTTTCAAACAAGCCCTACTGAAACATTTTTTATTGACTATGTTCTCGATAGAGACGATGACACAACTGATGGCGACTGGGGTAAAACACGTGCACTTACAGAACAAGAACGGAGTAAATATCTTCCTGTGTTCTTGAAAATTGATCCATACATTAATATGAATGATGTTCGTCTAGTTGAGTACAGCTGGTACAATTGTTCTGAAGCACCAGATTACTACAACGAAACAACATATCATGATAGTTTTTATGATGAGGTGTAATGATGTTTACTTGGTATTGTGTTCATGAAAAAACAAATTATCAGGACATCGCTCCAGGAATTCGAGAAGACATTGGAGAATATATTGTCTCTGAGTGTAATGCAGATTCCGTCAAGTCAACACTAACATCTGGGAGTAATTATTCAGAAGATTATATCAAAGAGTTTATTTTTGAAAACAAACAAGATGCTCTCAAACTTGCATTGAGTCTTACAATTGTAAAACTACAAAAAGTTATTGATAAAATGGGACGATACGAAACAGATTAAATATTAAATTATAACAATACAAGCGCGTCTCACGAATTAACTGGGGCGCGTTTATTTTGTAGCAAGTTGATAAATCATAACAGTTATATTATAATATAGTCATAATAAATAATTTATGGAGGACTAACAAATGAAAACCGAAGACATCGTAAAACAGATTGAGGAACTTCCTAATGGTAGATTCTTCCGTATGAAGTACCTCACAAAGCTTCCCGTTAAGGCGGAGTTTGCAAATGAGGGAACAGTAATTATGAAAATTGTTGAAACTACATGCCGAACAGGAGTTTCTTATGGCAAGATTAAATCTGTTATTGCAAAAATGACTGGTAGAGATCGTGAGGAGTCCGCTAAAACAAACAATTGGGAATGGACAGTTCATAACAAAATCAAGTTTAACAATCAGACAAAGAAAAGCTATTTTGTAGTAGCTCCCATCAAGAAGGGTGCAAATACTACAAAGACTTACATTCTGTCTCAGCGTGATGTTGTTCGTATTGTAGCTGAAGATGAGATCAAAGATTATGTTCGTGACTCTTATTGGACTGAAAAAGAACATCCGGCAGTTATGAACATTACTCTTGAAAACATTCTGACCATTTGGTAAGGAGGGATACATAGTGGCTTACGGTTTCCGAGAAATGATTTGTCCCATTTGTGGTAAATCATTTATTCCTGGAGCACAGCACATTTACAAAAGTGAAATTGACGGTAAACTTGTTTGTACTTGGAGCTGCATGCTCGAGAGTGAACGAAGAAATAAAAAATTGAAGTACAAACGCTACACGCCTTACAATGGAGGAATCAGTAATGGTGTATAATGGATGGAAACTGCTTGACCGAGTTGGCATCGTTAGCTCGAATCGTCAAGGAGACAGGTGGGGCTATTTTGTAGATCCTGATAACAAGGATCAGGTAACTCGTGCAAAATATTGGGCAGGAATGAGTGCTCGGCACGAAGAGCTAACTGATGAAAATTATTACGTAACTGAAAATAAAAATTTCAAGCTGGAAATTATCAACTCTGCAGGAGGCTCCTCTCAGGGTGGAAAACTTAGCTGGTGGACAGTAAAAATTACCAAGGATGGTATGGAATGGTTTACAGCCATCAATGCAGATCAGCTGTGTGACTTGATTAAACAAAGCATGTTCATCAATGGCATTTGTAGAGACACAGTCTCGTAT